AGTAAATGATGTAGCAGTAACAACACCTGTTACCTCAACACCACTAGAAGATATAGACATCCAGGTGGCACCACCACCAGCACCAAAAGCGTTTCCAAATTCAATTTCTGAACTGCCAGCCCCACCACCAGCACCATCAACCCAGAAACTCATATTACCATTGGAGGTGAATATATCTGCTCCAGGTGGTGTACCTAAGGCAGTACCATAATATATTCCAAGATGATTTTGACCAGTTCCATCTACATTTTGACCAATAGAAAACGATGCATTATTACCAGTAGTATTAACAATTGCTAAATTTGCATTTCCAGGATTACTATTTCCTATACTAGCTCGTCCATTAGTTATAGTATTTCCAGAAAATGTTGAAACACCAGAAACTTGTAAAGTGTCCGCGCTTATATTGGCGGTTGTAATACCACCACCTCCTCCTCCAGAAGAGTTAATTGTATATGTTCCACTATTGTTGGAGACAGTGACATTAGTACCAGCAACAATACTAGTTACAATACCAGTCAGTCCAGAAAGTCCAGAACCATCTCCAACAAATGATGTTGCAGTAACAACACCAGTCACGTTCACCCCAGTTGATATGAGGGGGACTCCTAATGATGTTACTACTGTAGTACCAAGTGTACTAATTCCGGTAACGACAAGACTATCAGTAATTACATTAGCCGTGTTTGCTAGTCCGGTGATTGTTACATTACCAGTAGCGCTACTTACACTAATATTACTGCCAGCGGTAATGGCAGTAACGACACCGACAGACAATGTCGTACCGTCACCAAGAAGAGTATAAACTTCATTAAAGTTTTTATTAATTTTTACTGCCCCATCTAAGAGGGAATCTCCAGTATCATCATTTGGGCTAGTACCTGTGTTAATTCCAAGTTTTGCCATTACTTCTGAGTCTCTTTATAGGTTTATTTATTATATTAAATATAATTATCATACTTCAAAGGATTTTGTCTGATAACCAGAGCGGATGTTGAAATCCCCGTGTAACCATCATTTCCGTAGAAGTTAAATGTGTTTATTCCAACTCTAGAGTTGAAATTAATTCTACCCCAACTATAATCTCCCAGGTAATGTGAAGTAGTAATGCCACCACTAAAGACTTCAAAGTTTCTACTATCAAAAGTGAATATTGTAGAATCAAATGTAAGGAAGCTCTTATCGAATGCAACTCCAGTGGAAATACCAGAAAGATTTGAGAAGATTCTTCTTACATAAGTTATACCTACACCACTTACATTTGATTCAACTGTAACTGCATTCTTAACCTGATAAACCAGATCAGCAAATATAGTGGTGATACCAATTATAGAACCATCAATTCTCTGACTGATCAATGTACCTGATGTAGTACTTGCAATTGAAACATTTGTATCAAACATGGTGAAGTAATCACCCGTATCAAGTTGACTGACTGTAACGGCAGATCCAACAAGATTAATATCTCTCATGAACGAATCTTCGGGGATGTAGAAATCAGTGATTAATTCATCTTGACCAGAGACTGTTGATCTTCCCATTGCAACAACTATACCATAATCTCCCAAATAGGAATTAACTGGTATCTCTTCTCTTATAAAATCAGGAGTCTCGATGAGAATTTCTGGTGGATTGGATGAGGTGTATCCAGTTCCCGGATTATTTATGACGATGAAATCAATCCCACCACCAACAACATTAGTAGTTACGGATGCTCTTTGAGTTGTTCCAACTCCAACAGGTGTGGAGATTGTAATTTCTGGAGCAAGTGTGTAACCAACACCAGTGTTCGTAATGTTGATAGAACTAATTGTTCCCCCGGATGAAACAGTTGCAGATGCGGTTGCCTGAATTATCTCATCTTGTGATGTGATAACAACAAAGTTCTGGAAAGATCTTTGTGATGCTTCGTTCTCTCCATCATAGAGAGGTACTATAGTGTCGATGTAACCGAACGTTGCCGCTGCACTTACAGGTTGAATCAGATAAGATGCAGGATAGATCAGAGGTTCATAGTGAATTCTGTCCTTACCAACAACCTCACCATCAATAATCTTATCTGTAAGTTGTTTACACCAGGTAACAGGTCTCAAGAGATTTGCATCAGTTGTAATACCTGGACCACTGTAAGGATTGGTGAATGTGGTATCAACAGTACTAATACCAATCACTACTCTTGGATCTTCATCAAGAGGAATGCCCTGACCAAGTTCTGAGTTATTGTCGATATCTAGACTATCACCAGGTTTGATAGTTTCTAATATATCAACAAACCTGACATCAACACCATTGGTTCCTTTATAGAATATAATCTTAGAGGTATCATTAACTTTTGGTGCTTCAGTAAATTGAATGATAGATCCACCATTGAAAATAAATCCTTTACCAGGAACTTGAAGTACATCATTGATGAAGACAATTAATGTTTGTTCAACATCAATAGGAGAACCTGCTGCAGCAGCAATTGTGAATGGAACTTCATTTAATGTAATTTGGAAGTTGGTCTTCTGACCATCAAACTCATTATCAAGAGTATCAAGAACTTCCAATTCACCAACAGACCAAGAATTAAATTTGTCATAATAAACTTCATCAATCAGAATTTGGAATCTTTCAAATGTCAGACTTGGATCTGTAGGGATTCCTGTAGATCCACCAGTAGGAATTGACAGTCTTTCTCCATTACCATAACCAAAACCATAGTTTCTAAGTGTGAAACTAATAACACTGGAACCTTGACCAACTACAACATCAACAGTTGCACTTTGACCAGAACCAACATAACCAGGTGAGTAACTCAGTGGAATGTTATCATAACTAAGTGGTTCATCAAATATAAGATCTGGGAGATTAGTTCCAGTATATCCTACACCCGGATTTGTGATGGCAACACTTACAATGTGGCCACCACTTACTGCGGCAGTTCCAATGAACTCAATATTAGGAGTACCAGTGCTATAAGTTTGAACTCCGACATTTACAATAGTCTGAATTCCAGTTCTATATCCAGAACCACTATTAGCAATACTGACAGCAGTGATTGTTCCAGTAGAGGAGACTGTAACAGTTCCACCAGCAGAAACAAGAGGTTGATATCCAAATCCATTAGAAGAACCAACAGAAACCATCAGACCACCAATTGGATAAGCACCATTGTTTGGATCATAACCAGTAGGAAGACCATCATTACCAGTGAATGTGATACTGGTAACACCAGTATTTTCTGACATTCTATAATCGCCAACTTGAAGTGAAGGTGGTTGATTTCCTGTGGGTTGCTGAACAATACCATTGATAACAACAAATGAATTTAAAGTTGAAATACCAGTAATATTAGAACCACCTACCTTCATACTAAATTCACTTCTAATACCAGTGAACTGATCAGAAATATTGTCATAGATATAATTCTGATAGTATGTCTCATTGGTTGAATTTACAACACCAGATCTCATAAACGATCTTCCTTGGAAGGATGAGTAACTGGTAATACCAGTCCAATCAGTTTCATCTGGATTTTCTGCCGTAGTGACACCAGCTGGCTCTGGACCTTTAGGTGCAGATGCAAAGTTCAAGGTGTTTCCAATAATATTGTACTCACCACTTAGTTTTTCGACCAAATCACCAATAAAGTGTGATCCTCTTGATGTTCCTAGTCTTCCTCTAAGAACATTGACTGATGTCGTATTACCAACACCAACAGATGCAACAGTAAGAATCTCATCACCAATACGAAGGTTATCACCTGTGAAGATTGAAGTTATACCTGTGAGTAAGATGTCCTGTTGGAATACAACATCTTGTGCAAGAGTTGTTGTAATACCAAAAGAAACAATTGGTGATTGAACAATATTATCAACTGCAAGAAGAACTTTCTGACTCTGTTTTGTTGCCGTAATAGTATGCCCTGCACCAATGCCAGTAGATCCGATACTTAGAACAACTGGTGAGAGGTTCAGAGCATTTTCGCTAGTAGTAGCAAACGTAAGATCCTTACTATTTGAAGCAACAACATATAGAGTTGTTGGTAACTTGTCAGTGAGGCCGATACCAGGAACGGTTGTTGTAACAATACCAATTGCTGCAGTTGTTCCAGCACCAGGAGAACTATAAACAACTTCTTCACCAGTTACAAAGAAGTGATTTGGAATGGATATAGTATTATTTGTTGTTGAAACAATTGCAGGATCACTACCATCAAATCCTCTCAAGAAGATCTGATCGCCCTTATGCTTCAGGTCAAATGCTGTTACAAGATCAAATAAAGTTCCTGTGTAAGTTTTCTGATCGCCGTCAATATGTAAATTGTTCAAATTGATGAGATCTGGTCTACCATTATCAGTAGAGGGGTCCATTCCGATAGTGAATACTCTTACCTGAACATCAATACTTGCATTAGGTGTATATGTGAGATTAAGAGTACCACTGGTCGTGTCAATACCAACTTGACCTAGAGAACCACTACTTTGAATATTTGCATATTCAACAAACTCAGATGGACTACTGACAGATTGAATTGTAATAACTTCAAATGATTCATAATTGTTGTTAGTAGTATCTTCCACAGTAACAATGTGGTAACCAGCTTCTGTTATTCCAGAGTAACTGGCGATTGTATTTGCGGTAGGAGAGCCAGATGCAGAGATTGAAGTAAATTTAGAATCTAGTTTTGCACTGTTGAGATGAGTTGTGCCTGCAACACCAGCATTATCAGAAGTAGCAATAATGGATGTATTGACAGTAAGTCCAACCCCAACACTTGGAATGAGATCAACGTCAATATTACTTCCATCAACATAAGCATTAAAAGTACCAAATCCAGTTATATTGGTGGAAATGTTACCGTACTCCAAGAGATAAACGTTAGTTCCATCATGAATCAGATTCAGTTCATCTACAGAGTAGTTGTCACTAGTATCTTCAATTTGTACAAGTAACTTAGCAGATCTATAGGTATTTGGAATGGATGCAATTGTAGTAGTTGTACTAGCAGGAACATTGACATGAGTACTATCAACTTGGATAATATTACCGAATGATGTTGTACCTACGCCACTAATACTGTCAAGAATACTAAATGATAACGTATTGACATCGTAAGAGTTATACGCAAAACTGATTGGATAAAATCTCAGTAACCACTCTGTAGGATCACCACTAACAACAAAATCAAATGTACCCAAATTATTTTGAGTATCAAGCTCACCATATTCTGAAATATATGCCGTATCGTTGTCGTGAAGAACAGAGACAAATTCGATTTGTCTCTGGTTAGTTAGAACCTGATCTCTACAATATGTAAGAATTTTATTATAGGTATGAGTTGCAGGGAAAACACGTACATTGGAGTATTTCTCTAATCTTTCAACACTATTGAAAGTATTACTAAAATCATCAATACTCAGAACTCTATTACCAAAAGATTCGTTATAATCAGAAAGAATTTTGTTTTCAAAGATAATTTCGTCGGAAGTTATTGTATTATTGATATAGAATGAATTCTCAGAGACATTATCAAAATCATGCCAACAATGAATACTCGCTTCACTAATGACATCAATAACAACCTCAACATCAGATTGTGCAGAAGTTACAATCAAACCACCTGGAACCTGTTCTTCAGATTCTACTTTTAGATCAGCAAACTTTGCAAGACCTGCAATGTGACCAAGACTACTAATGGCATCATCCCATTTGTCAAAAGCTATACTAGACTTAAGTGAATATGAAAGTTTCTGATAATATTCATTGTTTGGAATTTTTTGAAGACTATCGTTCAAGAACCCAGAGTTTGTTTTCCAACCATTAACAAATGTAGTCCCTGCACCTGTTGCAACAGTCGAATTAAAGTTAAATTTATTCACAATGATGACTTCTATTCCAGAAGACTCACCAATAACTTTAGAACCAATTTCAAATTCATTAGGAGTAGAAACTACCAATCTTCTGTTAGTTGGATTCCACCTCTCAACAATACCTCTATTCTTACCAGAAGTTACAACCTCATCAGTATTGAAGTTATTTGGTTTTAATTTAATGTTGAATACTGGGAAATCACTCTCAGGAATTGCCCTTCCCGAAGACCTTGGATAATCTATAATACCTGGTTTCTCACCAGACTTCAAATGACCGTCAAGACTATAATCAAAGTATGCACCCGAACCACCAAGTTGAGAATCAAACCCAGTTACTTCAAATAGTGTATAGTTATAGTTCTCAGAATTATAACCTTTATCTGTAGAACCTAGACTGACAGAGACTCCTTCAATCAAAATCTTTTCGCCAGTCTTATATCTAAACTCTTGAGTCTCACTAAATTGAGCATTTAAAAATACTCTGACACTGTTAGTAGATTGTGTGTAGACAATCGAAGAAATACCTACACCATTAGAGTTTTTGATTGGGATGATCGTTGGAGTGTTACTATAAAGACCATTAGTATTCTTAAAAATATCAACTTCTGTATTACCAAGTGTGTATCTGATGTCTGCATCACTCACAACCTGATTAGTATATCCATCAAGAATGACCAACTGTGGATTTACCAAATAGTTTTTACCAGAGGAAGTAATACCAATAGTGTCAAATGACTGAAGAGATTCTACTTCCAAAACTTCTGGTACATTTGTAATTACCCTAAGTGTTTGATCAGAGGGGTAGTTGAATCCAATGTCCTCAAATCTAGTAGATAGAATTTCACCAATACTATTACTAGAAAGTGTGATAATTGCATTACTACCAATACCACTTCTTATTGAAGTAATACCAGGTAACTCTTTGTATCCGGCACCACCATCACTAACATTTATTTTTGCAATAGAACCGAATGCACTTCTAGAAGTTGTAGTATAAGTTGAATTTGAATTTGTAGAGTTATAAAGAGAAATTTCTGGGAGATTTTTAAGTGTATATTGGAATGCAGTTGTTCCTACACCAACAATATTGTGGTTACCATTATAAAAAGATTGAACAACTTCAATACCATTGAACGAACTCACTTTAGTATCAATAAAGATATCTGATTTTACATTTGGAATAATGTCTAAGTTGTCTATATCAAATTTGTAGTATAGTTGTGTCGGGACTGAATCAAGAACACTCAACTTCAGGCTAGAGTTTGTACCAATACCGGGGTTTCCAGTCTTTTCAACTTCAAACTTACTTGTTTTCCCCGAAGTAAAGAATGTATTTGAACACTCTCTATCAGAATAGAGATTCATATCAAAGGCAGAATAACTTACTCCACCACTGATAAATGACAGTGAACTATCAGAAAGATCAAAGGTTAAAGTATCATTCTTTTTAATTTGAACCTGTGGATTAATCTTAGATAGTGTTCCTGTGGAAGAACTAGTAATATCAATAAAGTTTGGGTTCTCTAAGTTGACTTCATACTTTTCCTTTACCAGCCTTACCTTAGTGTCATTGAATGGAACTATGTAATAGATACCCTCGTTCTCAAGACCACCAGAAGGTGAAGATGATGTGTGAATGACCTTATCACCAAGTTTGAAAAACTCTCCAGAGAAGTTAATAGAATTCTTTATAACGTCAACATTACCAGTAGTAAATGATTTTGGATCAAATACAATTCTTCTGTTATGATCATCATACTTGACAATTACTGTCTTATTGGTTGTTGGTTTGATGTTGACATTAACAACATCCCCTCTTGTCAATCCATGAGTAGAAGAAGTCGATACTGTTACAGTATTTTTGGAAACTTCTGCGGTAACTACTTTGTTGAGGTTTGTAGTAAACTTATGAGTATTACCGGTACCAACATTGGTGAAGTAAAGAAGTGATGTAGAGGTATTAACACCAACATAAACTCCAGTACTACCAAGTCCTACTTTATTGGAACTGATACCAATACTATCTTTAGATAGTGGAACTGCATAAAGTTTTTGGTATGTTGAAAGATTTATATAACCTGCAGAAGTTCCATTCCAAACTTGAATAGATGATCCGCTGTTTGTGGAATATAAAATTGAATCATTCAATCTCAAATTATGATCTGGATAGTAGATACTTTGTGGTTGAACAAATACCTGAGTCAGACCGACACCTGGATTTGAAAAAGTAATAGTATTACCAATACCTGTTCCCAATACAGTCCCAAGTCCAACAGACTCCACAGGATCAAAGTAGAGGATATTATTGATGTTGAATACTCTAGTAGTTTTTAATGCACCAACATTGATACTAAACTTCTTAGGATCCTCAAAGAGGATAGAAGAGTTTGTATGTGGAGCACCATTAGATCCTTCTACAGCTCTTTGAACTCTGATTCTTCCTGTCTTCTTATCAATGTTTAGAACTTTTACTTTCTCATTATCAACTTTAAAGATATCATCTGGTCTGATATATGGGAACTCAAGCAGACCATTAACATATATGTATCCGACATCATTAGTATTTGCAGTAGAAATACCAAGAGTCAATACAAAGTTGTCAGTTCTAACACCTACACGATAACCTTTATCAAATCCTCCAAAGTAAGATGAAAGACCACTTACGTTGACAATATCATTATTATTAAACGAATGTATCTGTGTCGAGAAACCAATGAAGGATCCATCGTTAAAGGGTGTAAATTCAATATCATAAAATATTGTTGACGCAATACTTACAGTGTCAACTGACTTGCCATCAAGTGTTGTAACTCTCGCTCGAGCACCGTTACCACCACTATTCAAATTATCGAATATTACAGAATCGTTGATCTTATAGTTAGAACCACCGGTTAAGATACCTACACCTTCTACAGCACCTAGAGATGCTGAGGTTACCTCTATGACTTGCTTTTTGACAATATTAGAGTTGAAGATATAATTATATCCAGTTTCTTCATTATCGAGGTTGTAGTAATATGTGTTTCTCAACCAATGATTACTTTCAATATCATATTCAGTTTGATTAGAAGATGATCTAAAATTAAAGTTGTTCGGAACCGAGTAATATGAATCACCAATCAGATAAGGGAACTGTGGTCTTCTAAATCCTTGGAAAGGACCAACAGAATCATTGATTTCATTAATAGTTGCAAAGTATGCATAGACACCATTTGGATAATCTGGTGTTACACAAAATCTACCATTGTGTTCGTCAAGATCCCCAACTCCAGTGTAGACGTAATCTTCAATGAAGAAACCTAAAGAATATTGAGAGACAGATGGCCTGTTTACAATGTTAGAATTTAATTCATATCCAGACTTCATCTCCTTTACAAAACCTGAACCTGAGGCTTTAGTGAAACCATATGGACCATAAATTGGATTACCATCATATGCCCAACCAATAATTGGTGAGTGGAATGTATTGGAAACCTCAACACCATTTAGTAGAGTGAGATCTGGAGTTCCATAGTTGGTATTATCTTCATCAGTTCCAGTAACAACAAAAGTATTCTCTCTTAATGGACGTGGTGCATATAAACAAGAGTATTGTAGTTCGTCATCATTAATATTGTCATCAAGAAATCCATCATCATCATCAATAATATTAAGATTTCTTTCAAACAAGTTAATATTCCACTGGTCAATCGTTGGATCAACCACAACTTCATTACCGGAAGCAGTTACCTTGATGGATGTTTTGTCGGGAACATACCCTGCTCCAGCCTTTATAATCTTGACAGATTGAATTCTACCATTCTTGAGGACTGGAGTAAGAACTGCATTTTTGCCAGTTGATGTTTGAAGTTCGAGATCAGGAGGAGAGTTATATCCACTTCCAGAATTATTAACCAAAACATCTACAATCTGACCATTATTAACAACAGGGATCAGAATTGCACCAGAACCACTAAAAAGTGTTACTACTGGTTTTCTATCAAAGTTGATAACATCAGATGAACCATATCCAACACCACCACTGGTCACGTCAATAGATTCAACATTTCCTCTGAATATTGGTTGAACCTGACATGAGAAGTCTTGGTTAGACCTAGTAGAAACGCCGGTTATACCATCAACACTAACAATGATTGGTTGGTAATTGAAAGATCCTGAACCAACTGATCTAATTTCAACTTTAACATTTCTATCATAGTAGTAATTGACATTGGTGTTTCCAGTTCCAACTTCTGTTAATGAGAACCTATCGTTATCAAGTTTTACAACATAGTAATTCTTTAGCTCCACAAGACCGTCAATAGGTGTAGAACTGGATGTATATCTTACGATTTCTTTTTCGGAATAACCATGATTTTTAATTGTAAACTCATTTGCTGCAGTATTGACACCAACAATACTTCTCTGTTTGTTTTCATATCCAGTTCCAGGATTAGTTACAACAACAGACGTGACAGTATTTTTTAGTGTAGAAGATTGGAATCTATGAACACCATTACCAAAAAACCGTAGACGAACTGTATTGATACCAGCAACAGAGTCATCAATGGTTTCATAAAGTTTGACGGTCTTACTGTCTATAACCCCAATATAGTATGAGGCGGCAGTAGAAAGACCTCCAACGGCCTTCTGACTATCAGTTAGGTAGATTACCTCCTCACTGTCTCTAAACTTGTGATAGGTAGAAAATCCAATTGTACTAGATCCCAGACTTACCTGTGCAGAATTCTGTTCTGCATTAAATAATACACTATGAGTTACAGACGAAAGTCTAACTTCTGCAGCTGCATTAATACCATTACCACCAGATATAGAGACAATGGGTTTGTCTTGATAGTCAAAACCACTATCAAGAATATCAATTCTTTCTAACTGACCCTTGACATTGGTAATACCAGTTGCACCAGTTCCAATATTATCATCAATTCTTACGATAGGTGGATTAATAATATCATAACCCCTTCCATTATTTACGATTTTAATTTTGGTTATACTACCATAATTCAGTTTGTTGGGAGATTTATAGTTTAGAATCTCTACACCATTATTCAGAATACCTGTGTATCCCGAAACAGTCTTATATTCACCACTCTTGTTTATAGGTGGCAGTATTTCTCTATAGATTGATTGTGGTTGAAATGTTTTGTTATAGAAGTTGAAGTATTCAAATTTAGCATTTGATACTGTACCACTCAATGTAACAAAGATATCATTAAAAAGATTTGATCTACTTTTTGAAAGTTTGATATTGAGACTATCAACTCTCTTGGCATAGAATACTCCTTCAACTACATCATTGAATGTTGATAGAACTGATGTGGAAATTGTATTCCCATCAATATCTGTGGTTGTAGTGACAACTTCATCTGGAGTGTAGTAGATCGCATCACCAGTATAAAAGCCATGGTCACCACTACTCAACAGTTGAATAGTATTATTGCTCGCAGCACCACTAAATGTCAGAGATCTGTTATATGGATTTATTAAAACATTTCTGTATGATGGAATTGAATTGGATGAAACAAGAAGATCATCATTAAACTTAGAGTAAGTATTCTGTACATTTGCAAAGTACTTATTCAAATACGAATACTTAGTTGAGTTTGTATAAAGTATTTGATTTTCTACTCTATAATCTTTTGATGAATCAAGTAACGTTTGTGTATTTGCTGAAAATTCTTTTCCAGAAGAGATTGATGAAACAGTTCCTTCGGTAAAAATATTATTTTTATCAATAAAGTGAACTTTATTACCAATCTCTAATAGATGATCTTCATTTAAAACAATACTATATTTTTTTGAACTAAAATCAGTTAAATTGAATGATTGTACTTTCCAACCAGCTTTTACATTTAAATTCCAGTTTCTTGTTTTCTCTGTATACTTCTCAATACCAATAGATTGAACTTGAATTGTATCATCTTTCTTGAGAGAAAAGGTTTTCTCTTCAAAGGTAATATTCTTAAGTGCCGTAGAGATTTTTACCTCAATCTTATCTTGAGTCTCACTTTCATTAACATATGCATACGCAAGATTGTACAGAGAAATATCTGTTCCCTTTTTAATTATATTACTTACTGAAGAGATGTTAAAGAACTGATTATTGTTCTTGGTCGAGTATGTTACAATATACTCATTGTCGTCAACATCAATAGTGTCTAATGTTCCTTCTTCTGGAAAACCAATTGTCGAATCTACATCAATATGTGTTGAACCAATTGAAACATCATTTAGAACTTTTGTCTTTTGATTTGGTATAAAAGAACCTAAAATAGTACCGTCTACATTGATATCTCTCTGATACCCAAGATCGAGACTGACCTGATAGTAAACTACTCCTTTGTATACAACAGGGATAACATTACTTACAGAGCCCCTCGCACCACTGATATCCTGGAAAAGAGTTTTATTCTTGAGATCCATAGGATCACCAAGATATTTCTCAACAATAATATCACTGGTTGCCCTAAAGTTTGCATTAGAGGGTGTCAGTAGATAATCACTAGGTCTTATTACTTCTACATCTTCACCATAAAGGGCCCTGAAAAGAATTTCAAAAGATCTACTAGTTCCTTTTGATTTATAAAAACTATCTGAATGGTATATGAAGTTCTCTTGATTCAATCCAGAATATAAAGGTCTATCCTCAAAACCAGGAACAACCTGGGCCTTTAATTTTAATAAAAACTTTTGTAAGAATAGAATACTTAAATTCTTAATTTCTGTATTTTTAGTATGAGTATCAGCCTCTGTTGCAGTGAATACTAACTCATCAGGAGTATAAGATCCTTCATATGAGGTTACTGCACTAAAACCTCTTCTACAGTTCTCAAAAGATGTGTCAGTTTTATATTCGTAATAAACAATCTCATCGTCAATCTGAATCAAACCGTCTCTAGTTGGAAACCCTTCGGTAAAGTTTTCTATAGAGTTTGTCGTAATAGTCGTATCAGTGTATGATAAATCTGCACCAAGAATTGTGGAAGTTTTGAGGTGTGTTAATTCTTCAACCTTTACATATTGGTCAATATTCTGAACAATATCATATGTCCCACTTTCAAATTCTTGTGAAACATAATATTGTTTTAAGAAATCAACAAGAAGTGGGTAGTCGTCTCTAACATAGTCGGGAACTTGGCTCTCGACAATATTCTGGAACTTAATTCTATCTACTGACATTCTTTATTATCTGATGAGAGATCCGTTTGTATAACTGGATGATACTATGTAATTTGTACCCGAAATATCATTACCAGAGGAAATGTTATCGGAGATGGTACTTATTGTGGAGTTTGAACTGTCCAACTGTAAGTAAAGATCTTGATAACCAATCACATCGTTTGAATATGGAGAAATAGAAATTTCAATCAGTGGAACCGTCCTATTCACAACTGTCGATATGATATTAATTGGATTCAGTTTAATTTCACCTTTAACATAATCAATAGTTCCAATTGACTGTTTCAATATGACAGGTTCTGTTGGGGAGTTCAACTTGAACAAGAACATAGATCCTGTCTTCAAATCAGTGTTTGGCCTATCGCTTAGATAAACGGTATCACTGAAACCACTAACCTTAAGCCCTGATGATTTGATGTTGTAACCAAGTTCACTCTTGACGTGGAAACGATTTCCGTAACAAATTTCATATTCGGTAAAACTATTTAACACAGGTTCCAAATCCCTTCTCACGGTCACTGTGGTGATATTTGAAGTTATCGAAATATTACTGTCATCAATAATTTTCTGGAATTTACTATACTTAAATCTTGCACCAAATCTATTCAACCCCCCAGATTTTGAGTACCTATCAATGTTCTGAATAATTTGTGTCCTAACAAAATCTGCAGAAGGTGCAACTTCTGTATTGTAATATGCTTTGACATTGGCCTCAACATACAAGTATTTTAGATCAACAATCTCTGGGACAATACCAACAACAGAATATTTCCTTAAATTCCCTATAAGATTTTCTTTAATATTGGTAGAAAGATATACACCATTATTTGGTTTCACACTTATAAAGACTTTACCATATGCTGGAGGTGTCAGAACCTCACCACCAAATGCTGATACAGATTCAGTCTCTGTATAAAGTTTAGGAACAAGAGCTTCATAGTCGGCTGCAGTAACTGCTCTGTTCTGTGATGCATAGATCTGTGTTGAATATTTTTTAACGGATTCGGTAGATTCAATATCCTTTCCACCATAGGAAGGAGTATTGATAGTTATCAATGAGATACCGTTGTTAACTACAATACCATTATTATCTACCAGAGTACCAGAGAATCTGGCTTTGGTAATACCATCTGCAGCCGAACCAGCACAAACTGGATAACTAACACTAATATAGTTTGGTTCTTCTAATTTTTTACCAAATACATCATCACCAAATAAGACCTCATATCTTTCCCCATCTGTTTCTTTAAGGAAGTATACTAAAGAAGTGTCATCAACCTCAAATAAACTATCTGCTAGTGTATACTTCTGCTGAATTGAAGATGATTCTGAATCTCTTACAATGACACTCATCAAATCAGTATCAATACCTGCATTAGAAAGCATAAACTTCTGGTTAGGAAGTCTAGAACTTACAGTGAATGATTGAGTAATGTATGTTCCTTCGTAAACGTCAATATTCTCAAACTTTGCAAACCCATTAGAATCAACTAATGCAGTAACAGAACTAGGAACTATAAAGGTAAAGTTTTTACTTGCAAACCTTACACTACTTGTAACGCAGATACCAGCATTTAATGTGATGGATGTTGCAGTAGTCCCTCTTGCATCAACAGAGAAAGTAATATTTGTTTTCGATGCTCTCCTGGATTTTGGAAGGTACCCAATATTTCTTGCCAAGGAGACAACATTCTGTCTCAACGTGGCACTATCAATGAACACTTCATTTGCCACCATGTTGGTGTTGTATGAAGTGAGGTATGTGTTATACGCCAACACATCAATAATTGATGAAAGGTTAGACCCTTCAAAGTCGTAATCAGTAAAGTTTGAATTCGCTTTAAGATAATCCTTAATCGAAGTCTTTATCTGATCAAAATCTAAACTACTAAAATTTACTAAAGGCATCTATCTACCTAGTGGGTTCTAATGCTAATGTTAATTCCTGTGTCGGAACATTTATTCCAACAATTTCATACTGAATAGTTGCGTCCATTGAAGCAGCATCATAGTTGGGTTTAACCAAGACTTCAATAATCTCAACTCTGGGTTCATAATTTTCAATAACTAAAATAATTTCATCACGGATAATAGTTGCTGTTTGTTTATCTATATTTTCAAAAAGAAGATCATAAACACCAGAACCCAAGTTAGGTTCAAATGGTCTTTCTCCCCTCTTTGTCAAGATCAAATTGCGAATTGATCTTGAAATTGCGGTCGTATTTTTAATCGCAATCAAATCATTGTTCAAGGGGTTAATCTGAAACGAAGCACTAATGTCCTTAAATTCTTGACTGACCCTTTGAACTGGCACAATGATACAGGAATACTGTCTTTATTTAGACAGTATTTTTCAATATTCGTTTAGTACTATCTGTTGAGCACCACAAGTACACTGATGATCAGGGTGAGAACAATCAGTTGTTTCAAAAAGTCCATCAGTGTTCACCTTTTTCTTTGTCTTAGGTGTGAGATTATCATTTGCAATCTCACGAAGCATATTGTTTTGATTATTTTCCATCTATGATAAATCCCCTACGGTGATAACCTTTATCTTCTATGTATCTGTATCCACT